CCTGACATTTTGGCCAGAGGTCGCGCGCGCGAGGGCTTTAAAATGGGCTATATAGCGATTTGAATCATAAAAAGGTAAAGCTGTAAGCCAAAATGATAAAAATGGCTGAAAAGCTAAAATAAAAGGAAATACAAGCAAAACGAGGTGCAAAATGGCTATTGGAGAGACATACGAACAGTTTGTAAATAAGTTTAAACCCAAAAAGACAACAGATGATTGTATGACACCGCCTAAAGTCTACGAAGTAGTAAAAAATTGGGCATGTAACGAATATGGGATTAATCCTTCACAAATCGTTAGGCCTTTTTGGCCGGGCGGCGATTACACGGCGGTACATTATCCGCCTAGTGCAGTCGTGCTAGATAACCCGCCATTCTCAATTCTTTCGAAAATTATCGATTATTTTACAAAGCACGAAATCAATTATTTTCTTTTTGAACCAGCACTGGTAGCATTTTCTAAAAATTGTGGAAAAGTTCATCATGTTATGGTTGATGCGCCCATTGAATATGAGAACGGCGCAAAAGTGGCAACAAGTTTCTGCACAAATTTAGAACCGGCGCTGTTAAGAACGGCGCCGGAATTAGACAAGCAAATCAAAGAAGTTTGCCAAAAATTGAGAAAAACAAAACAACCGCCAAAATACAGTTATCCAGAAAATGTGGTAACCGCATCCATGCTGAAATACATGTCAAAGGGTGGTGTTGATTTTCGCGTAAATGAAAGCGACGCGCATTTTGTTCGCGCACTAGATGCGCAACGTAAAAAGAAGAAAGGTATTTTTGGCGGAGGGTATTTGATTTCCGAGAAAGCAGCCGCCGAGAAAGCAGCCGCCGAGAAAGCAGCCGCCGAGAAAGCAGCCGCCGAGAAAGCAGCCGCCGAGAAATGGCAATTGAGTGAACGCGAAAAAGAAATCATTAAAAATCTAGGAAAATAGAAAGAAGGTGACAAAATGCCAGACCTAACCAAGACAAAAGCATATAAGCATTTAAAGGCCGCCATGATCGAGCAAGCTGAGCGGCGGACACCGCCGGGCGAAAATGTCGATAAAGTCGTGTTAGACATGATTGACACATATATGGACGAATGGCGCAACTTGCAAGGACTTCAGCGCGACATTGACGACCGCGGGGTGATGGTGGTCACGCCGTCCAGCGGGAACATTCGCGTCAATGAATCGATCGGCGCGAAAAACAAGGTCAGCGCGAACATGCTGAAGATTTTGTCGCAGCTACACTTTGACGAACCCGCGCCGGAATTTGAGAACGAAGAAGACGAAGAAATGTGAAAGGCGGTGAAGATCAAATGTGAAAAGCAAATACGTTGATGATTTTCTGAAGCCGATTTACAGGCGCGAAATTCCGGCGTCGGTGGAAATGCTGAAGTTGGTCGATTACGTCAATGACATTTTAAAAAATAAAGATGTTGTGATCGACAACGAAAAGACCGCAAAGGCCATTCAGTTGATGGAAAAATACTTTGGGTATCAGCTGTTCCCGTGGGAAAAGTTCGACGTCGCGATGATGTTCGCCCGCTACAAATCAGACAGCACGCTGGTCTTCACTGAGCATTTCATGGAAATCGGGCGGGGCAACGGCAAAAACGGTTTTATTTCTCCGGTGGCTTGGTACCTGACCACGAAATACCACGGTGTGCGCGGCTACAACGTCGACATCATCGCCAACTCAGAGGATCAAGCGAAAACATCGTTTGAAGACGTCTACGAGATGCTGGAAGCCACCAAAACGAAAAGCACCAAGTGGTTTACGTGGAATAAGACGCAAATCACCAACAAAAACACGAACAGCTATATCAAGTACAACACAGGTGGCAACAAAACCAAGGACGGCAAGCGCACCGGCTGTCTGATCGCAGACGAAATTCACGCTTACGAGAATTCGGAGGTGCTGCGAACGCTGCAATCTGGTTTCGGCAAGCGCCCGGACAGCCGAACGTTCACGATCACGACAAACGGATACGTCCGGGACGGCGTTTTAGACAAAAAGTTGAAAATTGCCGAGGACGTGCTGGACGGGAAAATCAAAATGCGCATGCTGCCGATGATTTTCAAGGTGGACAGTGAAGAAGAAGCCGACGATCCGAAAAACTGGGTCAAGGCGAACCCCTCGCTGCCGTACCTGCCGAACCTAAAAATTGAGATGGAGGGCGAAAACGCTGAGCGCAAAGTTGACCAAGACAAGAACCTGGAGTTCATGACCAAGCGCATGAACCTGCCGAAAACCGACATGGAGATTGCAGTCACCGAGTGGTCGAACATCGAAGCGACGAACAAGCCGCTGCCGGATTTCACCGGCTGGACATGCGTGGTCGGTATCGACTTCGCGAAAATCAACGACTGGGCGGCGGTCGATTTTCATTTCAAACGCGGGAACGATCGGTTCGACCTGAATCACGCGTTCATGTGCCTGAGGTCCAGCGATATCAAGCGCATCCGGGCACCGTGGCGGACGTGGGCCGATCAGGGCCATCTCACGGTGGTCGACGACGTCGAAATCAGCGCGCAGCGCATTGTGAATTACATCGTCGAAACGTCGCAACAATACCATTTTTCAATAAACGCGGTGGCGGTCGATAGTTTCAGGTATGCGCTGCTCAGCGACGCCCTGTCGAAAATCGGATTCAACGCGAAAGACTACAAAAACGTGAAGCTGGTCCGCCCGTCCGACATCATGAAAACGCAAGTGGTCATCAACAGCTGCTTTAACAATCACAGCTTCACCTGGGGCGATAACCCGCCACTGCGGTGGGCCGTCAACAACACGAAACTAGTTAGGTCTGGTCGAACGACTGGCACCGATACCGGCAACTTTTACTATGCCAAAATTGAAGCCAAGTCGCGAAAGACGGATCCTTTTATGGCGCTAGTAGCCGCCATGACAATAGAAGATAACTTAAACAACATCATAGACGTGAACGATCTTACGATCTTCGCGCCTTTTTAATTGCAAAAAATTTCGCAGAAAGGAGGGAACGACATGGCTACCCCTTTGGAATGGCTAAAGGAACACGTCTTTAAACGCACCGTGAAGGACGGCGAAATTGCAGACGTGCCGTTCGATCAGGACGACTTGAACGCAATCCTCGCACAAAACGCAGCCATTCAGAAAATGGCATTCAGCCAATGCGTGACACTGATTGCCAACGCAATCAGCCAGTGCGAGTTCAAGACCTATCTAGATGGCGAGGAAGTTTTCAAGGATGAATACTATCTGCTGAACATCGAGCCAAATCTGAATGAAACCGCGCCGCAGTTCATTCACAAATTAATCATGAACTTGCTGACAGACGGTGAAGCACTGGTCGTGTCGATCGGTCGCGGGCGAAACGAGCAGCTGATCGTCGCAGACAGCTACATCCTTGAACAGACACCGACGCAGGAGGCCGTATTTCGGAACATTACGTTTCACGGCGCAGGAACCGGGCGCGACGTGGCACTCAATCGAGATTACAGGCGTCACGAAGTGCTGTACTTCAAACTGCCCGCCGGGAATGTAAAGAAACAGTCAGACGCGTTCTTAATGAACTACGAGATGCTGCTCAAATACGCGGTCAGCGCCTACATGAAATCCCGCGGCACGCACGCGATTTTGAAAGTCAACGGGCATTTTAACGGAAAGGCTGAAGACCGCAAAAAGCTAATGAACATCTACAAGCAATATTTTAAGCAATTTGTTCAAGCTGAGTCGTCCGTCTGGCCGCTGGATGAGGGTTTGGATTTCCAGGAATTGTCGCAGAAAACCTACACGAACGACAACTCGCGAGACATCCGGGCGCTAGCCGACGACGTGCGCGACATCACCGCACAAGCGTTCAACATCCCGATCACGCTGATTAACGGGTCGGTTGAGGGCACGGCGGACGCGCTGGAATATTTTTTGACATTCTGCATTGACCCGCTCGCCGACATGATTGCGAAAGAACTGACCGCGCGGCGCTACAGCAAAGCCAATTTCGCGTCGGGCGCACTGATTCAGATCGACACATCGACGATCAAGCACGTGGACGTGCTGAGCGCTGGCGACAACATCGACAAGCTGGTTTCGTCAGGTGTGTACAGCATCAACGAAATCCGGCGCAAGCTCGGCGAGGACCGAATCAACGAGGATTTCGCCGATGAATACTACATCACGAAAAATTACCAAACAGTAAAGGAGAACCGAAATGGCAGAGAAGAAACAGTATCTGAGCCTGGTACAGAGTGACGATGCGTTGGACCTCTACATCTTCAACGACATCGACCCGTATTACGGCACGAACGCGTCGGATATCGTCGATGATTTGACCGCTTACACCGGTGATCAGATCAACGTGCACATCAATAGCTACGGCGGCGACGTGTCCGAGGGGCTGGCGATTTACAACACGCTGAAAAATTCAGGTAAGACCGTCACAACCTACTGCGACGGCTTCGCCTGCTCCATTGCGTCGCTGATTTTCATGGCCGGAGATACCCGGGTCATGAACGAGGCGTCGATGCTGATGATCCACAACCCGTGGACGTGGGCAAGCGGCAACGCCGACGAACTGAAGGAACAGGCCGAGCTGCTGGAGCAGATGACCGACGTCATCGTGAAGGCTTACGAAAAATCAGGATTGTCTGACGACGAAATCAAGGAATTGATGGACGCCGAGACATGGATGAGCGCCGAGGACGCGGTCGAAAAAGGTTTCGCAACTGAAATTCAGGCCGACGAACAGAGCGACAAGGCCGCAGCATCTGCAAGGGCCGCCATCGTCAAGATGATGACCCAGCGCGAAAAAGCAGCTGAGCCAAAAGAACCAGATAAACTAGACAGCGACATCGAGGATTTAAAAGTTACAGTCGCTGATTTACAGAAAAAGGTCAACGATTTGACCGCATTATCACCGCAAAAGACGCAGGAACCGGAAAGCCGGCCCGAATCCCCCTTAACGGGCGAGGAACAGACTAATCCGATTCTTGCGTTTTTTGATAAATTTAACGACCCGAAAATCGGGTAGAAAGGATAATTTTATGACTATGAAATCACAGGACACACAGGATTTTTCAAAGAAAATCGCTGATGCGGTTCAGTCCGGCGACCCCGAAACTTTCGGGAACGCTATGCAGGAATACGGTGAAGCGATTCAGGACGCCATCATGCATGACATTGAAGGCAAGCAGCAGGAACGCGACGTCAAAATTTTAAAGGCACGTGGGAAAAACGATTTAACTTCAGACGAAAAGAAGTTCTATGATGCGCTGCGTGATTCGATGATCAAAAGAGCGCCAGTTCAGATGGCAATCGACTCTGATTCTTACACAAATACACTCCCTGAAACGCTCATCGATCACATTTTTGACGATTTAGCGCAGAATCATCCGCTGTTATCAGCTGTACAGGCGCAGAACACCACAGGGTTGACCAAGATGTACATGAATGGCGCGGATACACCGATTGCAACGTGGGGCGACTTAACCGGCACGATCACCAACGAACTGACCGGGAAATTTACCGTCACATCGCTGCCGCTCTACAAATTATCCGCGTTCATTCCGATTCCGCTGGCCATGATTGACGTCGGTTACGAACGTCTCGATCAGTATGTCAGAACCCTGTTGATGGAATCCATCGCATACGGCGACGAAAACGGCATGATCAACGGCACCGGCAAGGCGCAGCCTATCGGCATGATTAAACAGGTCGGTGAAGGCGTGTCGGTCACCTCCGGGGTCTATCCAGACAAAACTGCAACCAAAGTTACCGACTTTGACCCGGCAACCGTCGGCAAGCTTGTCGCGAAAGTCACTCAGAATGGCAAACGCCAGGCGAAAAAACTCGGCCTGATTGTCAACGCTGGCGACTACTACGAAAAAGTAATGCCTGCCACAACCGTGCTGAATACTAACGCCGGGTATATCTACAATGTTTTCCCAGTCAACGTCGAAATCATCCCATCGACTCAGATAGCATCTGGAAAAGCCATTTTCGGCGACCTGTCCAGATACTTCTTCGGCATCGGTGCTGGAACCGACGGCGGACGCCTGGAATTTTCTGATCAGTATCAGTTCCTCGAAGATAACCGCGTCTATAAGATCAAACTTTACGGCAACGGCCAGGCATTAGATAACGATGCATTCCAGTACCTCGACATCTCGAAACTGAATCCGCTGGCACTTACAGTTAAGAACTTAACTTCGACCACAACTTCAGAATCTTCAGGATCTTGATTTAACGATTGACGAAAGGGCGTGACTAAATGGCATTACCAGACGGCCTGCTGGCCGATACAAAAAACTACCTGGGCATCACATGGGACGACGCTGACACCGACAGCAATCTGTCTGGGATGCTGTCACGCGGCATCGTCTACATCGACCGTTTGAGTGGCACGTCGAACGACTACACCGTCGAAGGCCCGGCGAGGGAATTGCTGCTCACGCGGGTTCGCTACGAGCGGGCCGGTTCGCTGGCTGATTTTGACAAAGACTTTCGCGCAGAAATCAGAGATTTTCAGAACGATGCGCTAATTGAAAACGAGGTGCTTGACGATGAGACTGAGCCGTGACAGCAACCAGGTATTCAACGACGGCACCGTTAAAATTTGCGTTGAAAAAAATGTCGCCGAACCGGGGGACATGCCGCGGATTGAGCTGGCCGAAATGTACACATTGCACTTTCGCGAAATGACCAACACCGTCGAGCGGCGTTTTGAAGCGAAAACAATTGACATTATCAGCGACAGGAAAATCCGTGTGCCCTACGTCAAAGGCGTCACCAAAAACATGACAGCGAAAGTCACAGACGACACCGGGGCGGACGCTGAGTACCGTGTGACCGATGTGATCAAGATCACGCAGACGACGCCGCCGGTGCTGGACTTATCGCTGGAAAAGCGGGGTGAAGAATCGTGAAGTATGAGCAGTTGAAAAACTTAAAAAAGGAGCTGGTAAGCATTGGACAAAGCCACAACATCAAAGTTTGTCACTTTTTCAACGATAACCCCAAAGGGAATTTCATTGTCTGGAGCGAGGACGACACGACGCGCGCATTCGGTGATGGCCTGGCTGTTCAGAAAGCGGTGCAAGGTACCGTTGATTATTTCACGAAGACAGAGTATGACCCCGTTGTTGATGAAATCGACGACGCCCTTCAGGGCGTTGATTTAGCGTTTCTGGACGGCGGACCGACAATCGACTACGAGACCACCACCGGCTACATTCATTATCAATGGATTTTCGAGGTGATGTAATGGCAAACATTTCTTTTAAAATCGACGTCACAGAATTTCAGACCATGCTGAACAATTTGGACGCGGCGGCCGACCATCTGGCCAAGCGCGCTATTTTCGAGGGCGCAAGGGTCGCGGCGGCTGAAGTCAAGGCACAGATCGAAGCGATACCTGAAGACAACTACCGCTATTTAAGCGATGGTGACAGATTCGCATACATCACGCCAGAGGAAAAGCGCGGACTGCTTGACAGCATGGGGATCCCGAAAATGGATGGCGACGCGTTAAACGGCTGGAATACAAAAATAGGTTTTGACGGCTACGCTGAGGGCACGAAAAAAACAAAACGCTACCCGCGGGGCACGCCAAACGCACTGGTGGCGCGGTCGCTGGAAATTGGCACGACGGTGCGAATGAAATACCCATTCATGCGCCGCGCGGTTAACCGCTGCAGAAAAACAGTTGTCGAAGCGATGGACCGGCGACTGAATGAAGATATCAGGACCATCGCAAAATAAGAAAAGAGAGGTAAGAAATTATGGCATTACCAAAATATAAAGACGAAAAAGCATTCGTTAACGTCATTAGACCGGTTTACGCCGTTTTAAACGTCGAGGACGAAGATTCATCTAAATGCACTTACGGAGATGTAAAAGCGATTGCTCCGGCCATGTCCATCAAGACTGATCCGGACATCGCAGAAGATACGCTGTACGGGGACGGAGCCGCCCGCGACAATTTGACATCAAAAGGAAAAACATCCATCGAAATCGCTGTCAATACGACTTCACTAGAATTTCAGGCTGAAGCTTTCGGGCACACCTACGAAAACGGCGTGCTGGTTGATAAAGATGCTGATTCCGCGCCTTACCTGGCAGTCGGGTTTGCACTTGAAAAATCAAACGGCAAACATCGCTGTTATTGGTTCTTAAAAGGACGTTTTGCAGAAAACGGCGTTGACGTCAAGCAGAAAGAAGACAAGGTCGAATTCTCAACCCCGACCATCAAGGGCAACTTCCTTGACCGAGCAGATGGCTATCGCAAAGTTATTTTCGACGAAGACGACGCAAACGCAGCCCAGTCGCCGTGGACCAGCTACGAAGATTTTCTATCAGCCGTTCCTACAAAAATTTCAACGACAAAAGTTTCTGGCTGAGCCGTAAAGCAAGGGGGAACGCTGAATGAAAAAAGTCGAACGGTATGAAACTGTTTTAAATCGCGGACTGAAAGATGAACGCCGCATTGAAATGCCCCGGCACACCGCCGGGGACGTTTGGACCGCTATGGAAATTCGCAGGAAAATTCTGGAGATTTCCACGAAGTCTGAATTTGAGGAAATGATCAAGCAGACAGTTGATTTGTGGAAAGGCAAATTGACGTTTGACGACATCATGGACGGATTGGATTCAAACGAGTTGTTGTCTTGGATTACAGACAGCTGCGATTTCATCATCAATAAGACAGTAGGATCGTATGACGATCTAGTTGATCTGTCCGTCGAAGAGACACAAAAAACCAAAAAGAATAAAAAAAAATAAAAGCCGCGCCGGGGAATTCTAATGAAGACCCCGGCGTTTTTTTGGATACTAGCGAAAAACACGACGTCACCGAGTGGCTGGAGGCCGTGCACAATTGGTATTTGTCGGTATATGCCGGACTAATGGCACAAGGCTATAAGTTAGGTGAAATTGACACAATGGATATCTGCCGACACGGTGAGATCATGCAATTCGTGAAAAAACAGCAAATCGAAGAAGAAAAGCAAAAAGAAATTGATGAAGAAAACGCAAAGAAAGAAAGACTGATTCAATTTCTAGGTTAAAAAAGGAGAGGTAAAAAATGGCCGGAGCATCCTACAGTATTGGACCGCGAATCAAAATTGACGGCGAAAAGGAATTCCGTCAATCCATCCGGGCCATTAACGCAGAATATCGGAATTTGGTCGCGCAGATGGACGCGACAAAAGCCGCGTTTGCTGGTCAAGAAAAAAGTGAGAAATCACTAACACAGCAAAAAGCGATACTGACTAAGCAAATCGATCAGCAACGCGAAAAGCTAAAAGAAGAACAAGAACAACTAGCAAAGTACGAGAAGTATTTAAAGGACAACAACGACACCACCAAGAAATCGGCTGAGAATGTATCAAAATACAATGAAGTCATTGCACAGTCGAAAACTGAGCTATCCAAGCTGCAAGTTGAACTACAAAACGTCAACAAAAATTTAGCGCTGAGCCAGTCCAAATGGACCGCGTTCAGCCAGAAAATGCAAGAGGTTTCTGACAAGACCGGAAAGCTGGGCAAGTCCTTTTCGACGGTGGGCGGCGTCCTGACAAAAACCGTAACCGCGCCAATTGTGGCCGTGGGTGCCGGGGCCGTGAAATCATCGATGGAAGTCGAAAACGGGATGAACCGCATCATCAAAATCACAGGCGCGACCGGTAAGACGGCGGCGTCCTTGCGGACGGCGTACGAAGGCGCGGCGAAAAGTGTCAGCGGGTCGCTGGACGATATCGCAACGGCGGTCGGCGAGGTGCACGAGCGACTGAACCTAAACGGCAAAGACGCGCAAAAAGCAGCTGAGCAGTTTGTGAAGTTTGCGAAAGTCACCGACACCGACGTTGGGGACGCCATCCAAAAGGTCACTCGCATGATGGGTGACGCCAACATTCCGGCGAAACAGTACAGCAAAGTTTTGGACTACCTAACAAAGGCAAGCCAAAAGACCGGCGCAAGCGTTGACGATTTGGCTGAGGCGGTTACGCGGTACGGCGCGCCAATGCGACAATTGGGCGTGTCCACGAAGCAATCTATTGCTATGTTTGCTAACTGGGAAAAGGCCGGGGTCACCACTGAAAAAGCTTTCGCTGGTATGCGAGTTGCCATATCCGGATGGATGAAAGACGGCAAAAACGTCGGAACCGAATTCCAAAAAACCGTAAAGGGCATTCAAGACGGCACCATTTCCACAGCGCAGGCCATGGAAATTTTCGGCAAAAAGGGTGGCCCGGACATGATCGATGCGATCAAGCAGGGACGCTTTAACCTGGACGACTTCACGAAGTCGCTGGGAAACACTAAGGGCGCGTTAAACGAGACTTACAAAAATTCACTGTCCAATAGCGATAAGCTGAAATTGGAAATGAACAAGTTGAAAGTTTCGTCCGCCGGTTTTGGTGCGTCCATCCTGAAATCGACCATGCCAGCCATAACGCGAACGCTGGATTCCGTTTCAAAGCTGGCCGAAAAGTTTAGCAAATTGCCGCAGCCGGTGCAGGATTCAATTATAAAATTTGGCCTTTTCGCGGCGGCGTTAGGCCCGGTGGCCAGTGGCATGGGCAAGGTGCTAAGTACGACATCAAAACTCACAGATGTCTTGAGCACTCTCGGCGGCAAGATGGCCACGAAAGAAGTCAAAAAACTGGGCACCGCCGCGGCGGGCGCAGCGCCCGGATTAGAATCAATGGCCGGGGCAGCCGGTGAAGTGTCAGCGGTCGGCGCGGGCGCGGGCGCGTCCCTGTCTGGTATTGGCGGCGGGTTGGCGGCTATTGCGCCGGTAGCCTTGCCGGTCGCGGGCGGTATTGCAGCCGTTGCGCTGGCCGTACACAGCTACAAAAATGAACAGGCTGAAGCAAATCGGCTGTCAGACAATGCCGTCCAGAAAGCCGACACCCTGGGTCGGTCAGTTGATACCCTATCTACGAAAGTTAAGGACATCAAACAAAACTATCAAGACAGCATCGCGAAAGTGCAAGCCAATGCGGCGGTCGCAAACGGGCTAAATGATAGGCTACAAGAGTTAGTCCAAACGCAGGGCAACACCGCAAGCGGGCAAGCGCAAATTTCGCAAATGGTCAGCAAGCTGAATGAATTGGTGCCTGGGCTGAATTTACAGTACGACATACAGAAAAACACGCTGAGCGAAACAAACGCGCAGATCAAAGACCATATCAAAAACATGGTCGAAGAAGCCAAGTCAGCCGCGCAGCAAAATGTTTTGACGCAATACTACGAAAAGCAGTATCAAGCGCAATTCAAACTTGTGCAAATCAAGCAACAACATGAAGCTAACCAAAAGAAACTCAACGAAGCCAACAACGAATATAAGCGCTTGATGAAAGACGGCGGAATGGCTGCGCACAGTGAAGAACTGACCAAAGTCAAGGGCAAGATCGAAAAGTTAAAGGAAGCCAACGAAAAGTTAAACGACTCAGAAAAAAAGGTCAAGAAAGCCTATAAAGAAGCCGGCAATTCGGCCGATGAAATGGCCAATTTGATGAACCAGTCTGCCGACAAAACCGCGGATGTTGGTCACAAAATCACGAACAACACGAAAGTTATCCCCAATGCGGTGCGCAAGGCAGCAAAAGACGCGGCGCACGGCGCCAACAAGGAACTAGACAAAATTCCGGGCCACGCTAGAAACGTCGGCCATCAAACCAAACAAGGTTTTGCCACCGGCATGGGCGGATGGGCCGATCTCGGCGAAAAAGCTGGCGGTGGATTCTTGGCGGCATTGAAAAAGAAATTGAAAATTCATTCGCCGTCACAAGAATTGCGCGACGTCGGCAAGTTCGCCCTGGCCGGGTTTGAGCTGTCTTCAGGCCCGCAGATGTGGCAGCAATTAGGCCAAAATACCGGGCAGTCTTATCTGACCGGGCTAACGGCAGCAATGGCTACCGCGAAAATGCCGGTAGTTGCGCCAACCGCATCAGCATCAACAACGACGCAAAAAGACGCGCCGCAAAGTCAGTCGAAAGCCTACACCGCGCAAATCACCGCACAGAAACCGGCGGCACAAGCGTCCGGGCGAGATCTGGGAACGGCAACGGTAACCGGCGTCAATGAGATCACCGCGAAAATGCGGCAAACCGGGACGACGCAAGGGCAAGGCTACGCGTTGCAAGTGCGCAACACGCAGCCACAAGCCACGACCGCCGGGGCCTATGTCGCGTCTGGTGCGAATACCGGTATCAGTATGCTGACCAGTTCAGTCCGTGCATCCGGCAATGCCCACGGCGCGACCTACGTCACCGCGGTGCGCAGCCACCGGGCAAGCGCATACAGCTCC